CTCGAAGATTGACCAGTGTCCGTGACTGACACAGTATCTCAATAACCTCGTGACGTCAGGATTGTCCTGGTTCGCTGGGTTCGAGACCCTGGCGCAATACCCGATGACACTCTCGGCATCGGGCGTTATCCATACTAGTTTGGTCATAGAGTGCCTATGTAATACCAAGAATGATTATCAAAATTATATTGATATGGGTAAATCTCCCAATCATCTCCTGAGGAAATCGCTTTAAATTTGTATCCACCATCCGTTTGTTCATCAAGGTATTGATATGTTTTTGGAGTGCAGTAGAAGTAGCTTGTCGAGTCTTCGTCTTTATAAAACAAACGAATCACAGCGTGTTTTTCCCAACTTACACGACGTATAAATCTGCCCTTTTGCATTGCGTCGTATGCTTTAGCCCATGTCATTGTTTGACCTTCGCCTTCTGTCGTTCCGCTCTACACCGGTCGTTATAGTCACTCATTACAGATAGACTCTTCGCTAAATATATGCGAGTGTAGCGTCCAAAAAATGGCCACTGTTCGTTGATTTCTTTCCATGCCATTGAATGCCACTGATGTAATGGAATCCTGTCCTTCATGTCATGACAAGCGGAACAGCACGGAACAATGTCCGTGCCTCCGTTTCGTTCAGGTATTGGCATGTGATCGCCAGTTATCTTCGCGGAGTGACAGTACATCACTCCGCAGTAGAAGCATTCAGACGTCATGCGTTCGGGTCCTCTTCACCGATAACGAAGTGTGAACCATTATGATAGCCAGGTATCGGCTTCGGTGTTGGTGCAAGTTTCTTCAGCGTGGTCTGTTGTGGCGGTCCTGGCTTGATCTGTGGACGTGCCTGTTGCTGTTGTGCAGCTCCATTTCCATCGTCATCCTCATCGGATGCGAGCGACAGGAGCGCGCTGAGGCTGTAACGTCGACCATACGAGAGTGCTGATCCGAATCCGTGTGATGTCTGTTGCATCACAGGGACCTGCACGACACCAGCGATCCACTCACCTGAGCTGTGGATGACACGACTCTCGACCATGATGCTGGTCGAATGTTCACCGTCGATGGTGTCCAGCACCGACTGCACAACGATCAAACCATTCTTTGCAAGCACAGGCCGAACGACCTCCATGATGGCATCGAGCGAAGTGTACTTTGAGCGAAACGCAGGATTCGTGGAATCCTTCGTTATTGGCTTGATCTCAGCCTGGGCCTTGACCAGCGCTGGTGCGATTGCACCGATTGTCTCCGACATTGTCATTTCAAACCCCCTATGTGTAATCCTGCCCGACTGAGCGCATTTCGAAACGCGCTGGTCCAGTTGATGTTCCGTCTATCGATGATGGCGCCTGCCTGGCTGTAGGACCGCCAGATGCTGACATCATTCACCACTGGGCTGATTGCCCGTGCTATGGCTGGCCATTCGTCCTGGCGTGTCTCATACGCCTCGCGGAGGCAGTTGAGCACATGCGCGAGCGCTTCATATTTCGTGGTGCGAATCGAACGTGCCCACTCGATTTGTTTCTCCGACCCGCTCATCACAATCGGATTCGGCTCGAGGAGTCGCTGTGTCAATGACCATGCGCGTTCGATTGAACGCTTCGACTCACACGCGGCGCAGATCTGAAGTGTCGACGCCATCACGACCATTTTATATTTAAGCTCGCTTTGACTATAACCAAATGTGTACGTGGCAGTGTGTCCGCACTTCCACTTAAGTTCTATTCGTTCGTCCATTCCTGTCCCCCTTAGTTGATTTCGTAGGTGTATGCATCACCTTGAACGATGATGATGGCAGTGGTGTCTGTCTTTGATTCGACCGACCAGCATGTCTCCTCGAACGCATTGAACCTGATCAATGATTCGGCCCATGCAGCTGCTGTTGTCCATGTACCGGCTGGCGCTGTGTCGACGATGACGCCGTTTTCTGTAAGTGTTTGTTCCATTGTCTTTTTCCTTCGTCGTGATGTCCAATCACATCGACATCCTAGCACGGGTTGACATACTGTGTCAACTATGTGTATAACGTATGCATGATTTACGGACATACACAGGTGGATATCGCTGAGAAACTCGGCATCCACAAAAGCGCAGTGTGTCGGATGCTCTCCGGCGCTCATGCTGTCAGACAGTCGACCGTCAAGCGCATCGCTGATGCAATCGGTCGCAGTGAATACGAAGTGCAGCTGTGGATCCTGTGCAAGCGTACAGGACAGACTCTCCCGCAATAGACAGAACAGGACTAGGACAATGGACATCAAACTTTCGTGCATCGTATGCAACAGACAAAACTCCGTGCCTTATGGCCGTGGACATCGCATCTGTGGAATCTGCTCACAGCGTGAGCTCAAGCGCGAGCAACGTAAACGGACACAGCGCCGCATCCAGATGGTCGGCAGTTTTCTACTGATTGTCGTTGCTGTGTGGACATCATGCATGATGGCGTCCGACTGGGACACTCCGAACAGTCCGGATCACCGTGCACACCAGGCGATGCAGTCTCGTGACTGACGCCATCAATACATGGTCACAGTATCGAGGCAGTAGACGCACGAGCACCACTGGACTCCTGACGCCACAGGAGGAGTTCTTCTTGGGTCGAATGGTCCAGGCTGGCACTGACAAAGACAAAGACAAAGCGACCGCTGAGTTTATTGACCACAACGTCCGCATGGTCAGCGCCATTGCCAAGAAGTTTCGTGGTCGTGGATGCGAACATGAAGACATGATCACCGATGGCATGTTGGGATTGCATCATGCGGTCCAGCGCTATGACCCGTCACTCGGTCATCGCTTTAGCACCTACGCCACGAACTGGGTTCGCCAGGCTATTGGGCGTGGTGTCGAGAGTCGTGGTCGTGACATCCGTCTACCGTCACACGCCATCGCTAAACTGTCTCACATCAGAGTGTCGCGCCAGGAGTACATCGTCAAGCACGGTGAGACTCCGACACCGGCGGAACTGCTCGCGTACGTCCGAGAGGTCGTGCACACTTACCCGCGATACCTTCACAAGCAAATCGACTCACTGGATGTCAAGTCGCTGACGGAAATCCTCCAGCACGACGTTAAGCTGGTGTCGAGTATCGATGAGCCGAACGCGTACGGCCAAAGTCGATACGACTTCATGCCGTCGAATGAACCTCCAGTCGGTGACCGTCTAGACAGAGAGATTCTTTACGCGCAGCTGCGGACAGTGATGGAAGTCCTGACGGACCGCGAGATTGCATGTCTTCGCCTTCGCTTTGGATTCGACGGGTTATCTGATGGGCGCTCACTCGAGGACGTTGGAATCCTGATCGGCTACAGTCGCGAGCGCATCAGACAGATTCAGGTGCGCGCAATCGACAAACTACGGGTGGCCGCTGGGGCTGATGTCCTGGCGGAGATATTTGAGAGGATGGAACTTTGAACGAATCAGAACAGCAGATCGCTTATTTCAACTGGTGCCGAGTCATGGCGGGAAGTGATTCGCGCCTGGGCACAATCTTCGCTGTGCCGAATGGCGGCTATCGAAGCAAGGCCACAGGTGGCCGCATGAAGTCCGAAGGACTCAAGGCTGGCGTCTGGGATATCTTTATCCCGATTCAGATGGGGCAGCACTGCGGGATGTGGATAGAAATGAAGGCTGGCAAGAACAGTCTAACGCCAGGACAGTTCGCGTTCCGGAATGCAGTTGGTGATGCTTACCGGTGGAAGGTGTGCTATTCCTGGCATGACGCAGTTGAGGCGACGTGCGACTATCTAGGCATCGCGAGTGGAATCAACTAACAGCTGTTGATTGATTTCATCGGCGAGCTCGATGCTGTGCATCTCACAGATGATGTACCAGACAGCCTTAAGCAAATCGTCGGTCTTTTCTTCGCCTGGCTTTGAACCTGCACGGAGAAGGTATTTGAGAGCATTGCCACGCTTGAAATCGAGACCATACATCTCGATGATTTCGATGGGCTGAATCGGTTGTTTGCGGTAATGTGTCGGGACCTGCTTGGACATGCAGGATTGTAAGGGGAAATAATGAATCGTGTATCACAGGCCGTGACATTTTTGTCATGGCTTTTCGAGCCGTACTCTGACGGCTTCATCGAGATCCGAACGATGTGTCAGGGAAAAGTGCAGATGCGCTTCTGGGAACTGCCACGCACAGTCGACGAATGGACTGGCATCGGCGAAGCGTGTATCCAGTGGAGTGACGCTGGAGATGATGTTTACGTCGGCGTGTTGCCACGCTGGCGAAAAGGAGGAAGGGACAATGACGTCCATACTGCTGGTGTACTTTGGTGCGACATCGATGACCTTACTGGTCTGGATCAGACTGCAACGCTTAATCAAGTCACAGTCGCTGTCAGATCAGGAAAAGGTCTCCACTGCTACCGTCGGCTCAAAGTGGTTGGCATTGGGACTAAGCCAACAGAACAGCGCGAGTTCGTGCAGCTGCTTGAACGCTGGATGCTCACACTCTCAAAAGCTGCGGACATCAAGTGCAAGAACCCGTCAAGAATCCTACGAGTACCTGGAACTCTAAACTGGAAGAACAGGGACTTACCTCGTTTGGTGGAACTTGCGAAGTGTCCTCCAGAAGCCTCCAGAATCGTCGAGGAGACACAGACCACGCATCCATGGGGCGATGAGTGGTCACGCCTTTTGATTGCCGCCAAAGCGGGAGACCTTCCAAAGCGCGAGCGGGGCAATTGGAATCTGGGCAAGTACAAGCACGGCGACTATTTGCTGTACTGTTTCAATCACACCATCGTCGGCATCGAGCAAATGAGATCGATGGGCATGATCGCACATGCCGAGGAGTGTCGTATATTGGTTACCACTGCGCTGGACACGCAGACATTCACAGACTAGGAACAACATGGAAGAACTTTCACTGGACGACCTCCGGCTCATGGTTGCCGGAGACATGGCCACGCATGCTCGCGTCGTGGCAAATGGTGAGCACCACTGGGACCGGCTGTTTCAGCCACAACCTGCATCGGGTGGACCATTCAACGGACGAAACAATGCGTTGGTCACACTGTTGGGATTCTTGCGAGCAAAGCGCTTCTCGATTGACCAGGCGAACATCTTCAGCATCTGGTGGAGTGACACATACTGCGAACCTCCACTTGAGCCTGAGCTCATCCGTGAGACCACTGGCCGCTTCTGGGTTCAGTGGGCACAGGGTAACGTCCCCGACGATCTGCCGGGCGGAGAGACGATGTCTCCCTGGGAGGTCTGGGACTGGACACGGATGGAGGTCGAAGAACAGAAACTCGGAGCGCAGTCCTGGCTGATTCCGAACGTCCTCTCGACTGGCGGACTGCACTACCTGTCATCACCTCCGGGCAGTGGCAAAACGTGGGTCATGTGTGATTTGATTCGCGCAGCTGTATTCGGCGATAAATGGCTGAACGAGTTCGACATTCCGCAGACCAAAGTGTTGTACATCGATGAGGAGATGGGTGTCCAGAAGGTTCTACAACGGCTCAGGAAGCTCGGAATGCGTTCGGCTGAGGGAATGGGCTACCTCAACAGAGTCGGCATCAGGCTGGACAATGTGCTCGATGTCGAACGAATCGTGAAGCATTGCCAGTCGCAGGGTATTGGTCTGGTGCTCATTGACTCTCTGGTGCGTGTGCATGGCCTGGACGAAAACGACAACAGTCAGATGAGGAAACTCTACGACTCATTCAAAAAGCTGCTCGATGTCGGCA